GACGTGGCCAGCCCCGGCCCGCCCCGCTGCGGCGACGAAGCGCCCCATGCGGGATAGCCGGGCGCGGGCGGTATGGTGAACTTGTCGCGCTCCAGCCCCGCCAGCCCGCCTGCGCGCCGCTGCGCCTGCTGCAATTCGGTGATGGGAAATACCCCGTTGAGCCGGCCCAAAGAGGTGGCAAGACCGCTCTCGTCAGGCGCGGCCACGACCAGCAACACCAGGGCCGTGTCCATTTCCATGGGGTCCGTGGGTGCTGCCTCAGCTCCGGAGGCCTGCCGGTCCTGCGCCTCGCTCATGCGCCCGGCCACGGCACCGATGGCTCCCTGCGGCGTCAGGTAGGCCCGGTCGCCCCGGCGCTGCCCCACGCCCTGCTGGTACGGCGTGACCGCGATGTACGGACACGGGCTGGCCAGCATGCCGGAGGCGTCGTTACGCATGTCCGCCGGATCCGCGGCTCCCCCTCCGGAGGGCGGCGGCGCATCCGGCAGGCCCAGCCCGGCAAGGGACGCCGCGCCGCTGGCCACGGTGGACCCCACCGCACCCAGCGAACCGGAAAGGCCGTCGCCCACAGCGCCGATGCTGGCCGGGGGCGTGAACGATACGGGTTGCCACAGCATGGCCGCTCTCCCCTACGTCGGGTAGCTGACCACGATGGCCAGCACGGCGGCCACCGGGTCGGCGCTGGCCTGGGCTGCCATCAGGGCCTGCTCCAGCTCCACCCGGCGCGCGGTCAGCCGCTCCACCAGATATTCCAGCCCGTCGGGGTCCGTGACGGCCATCAAGGCCGACCCCACGGCCACGCCGGTGGCGGTCGCTTCCGCCCCGGCCAGCACGCCCGCGAGGGCCGTGTCGTACCCGCTACGGATTTCCACGCGCTTGCCCGCAACCACGCTTTCCAGCGAGGGCACAGGTGCGCTGGTGCTCCAGCCTTCGGGCAACAGCCCCAAAGCAGCGATCGTGTGGGGCTGGCCATCGGGCAGCCAACCCATCTCGCCGCGATGGTCTTCGGCGTATTCCCAGCCGTCAGCCTGCGCGGTGAGAACGCGAGCAAACCCCGCGCGCACATCCGGCAGGGGGACGGCATCGGCAGACACCGCATCGGCGGGCAGGGCCACCCACGGCTCCGGCGGGGTCCAGTCTTCGGTTGCTTTGAACTCTCTCGTTTCGCGGTCATGGAAATGGATGCGCATACTTCGTCTCCTCCAGGCTAAACCAGCACGACGAGCATTGCGGCCACGTTCGCAACACGAACCTTACCGGACGTGATGCTCACCTGTGCTGTGGCGGCGTTGCTGTTGGCAGTACTTGCCGACGCCATGGACGGACCGTCCAGGTTGGTAATGCTCTGAATTATGCCCGCCCCCGGGGTGCCACCCACATACAGCGTTCCAGATGTCAGGCCTGTGCCCTCTTGCGCACTTGCCAGCGCACGCCCGGCATCAATGCCCCGCCCGTGGTCCCAGCCGCGCGAGCTGTTGCCACGCCGATCCTGTAGTTTGATATAACCACCTGCCGTATCACGAACGCCACCGCTGGTGCAGCGATACCATGCGGAAGCCGACCCGTTCTTGGCGGCACCGCACCACTTGCGCAGCAGACGCGGGAATGCAGCCAGCGAGACCACGCTTCCGTCCAACTCCAGCCCCAACGGCAGGCCATCTGCGAGCGTCGGTATTGCCTCGCATTCCCACTCGACAATAGCGCCAGCCAACATGTCCCGTGTCGCAGCAACCATCGCAATTGCGGACAGCCCCCCGAACATTTCTGGCGTGAGCGCCAGGGTGCGCGACCGCAAATCCGTCACGCTGCCGTTGGCCTCGATTCGGGCCACCTTCTCGCAGTAGTGGGGGGTGTTGTGCGGCGCTGCCGCCACGTAGTCCGGGCTTGGCGTACCGGGGGCCAGGCACAGCGGCGTCACCATCGTGACCACGTCCGAACCCTGCCCCTGCATGGACACGTCCAGCCACACCTCGCACGGGGTCACGGTGGGCACCACGGGCGCGGGTTCCGGCAGCGCCGCACGGATGCCTTCCACGTAGCCGCGCCCGGCCTCGAACCGGTAGGCGCCGCCGGTGTGCGTCAGCAGCCAGCCGTCGTCCAGAAACGCCGCGCGCCCGTAGATGTCCCGGTTCGACAGGCGCTCGCGCTCGTCGATGCCCCTCAGGCGCACGGTAAAGTCCAGCTGCCACACTGCCGCCTCGACGGTGATCTGCGTCAGCTCGCGCGCGCCGCTGAACTCCAGCAAAAAGTTGCGGGTCAGGTTGTTGCCCTGCGTGTTGGTGGCCGGGTCGTACCGGCGCTTCTCCAGCCGGGGAAAGGTGGCCACGGCCACCAGCGTGGCGTGCTCGGTGCAGTACAGGCCCTGCCAGTTGAACGAGAACGGCCCCACGTCGCTGCCCAGCAGCGCGGAGTACACAACCTGGCTGGGGTTCACATAGGCCCGGTACTCCTGCGGGATGGGAAACTCGTGCACCACGTGGTCCGTGGGCACGCCCTGGGCGGGGTTGGCGGGCTGGGTGTGATCCTGCCCCGGCACGTCCGCGAAGACGAACCGGTCGATGACAAGGGGGGTGCCTTCCGCCTGCAAGCGGGCGATCAGGGCCTCCCCGGCGGCGGTCAGGGTAACGCTCATGCGTGGGCCTCCGTAGTGTGGTGGCTGTTGTCGAACGCGGCGGCGCGCATGCCCGCCGTAACCAGGGTGAGGGGGTTGCTCACGGCGCACACCGTGGCGTGATCGTCGTCAAAGGCGCAGGCGGCAACGCTCACGGCCTGCGGGATACGGCTGATGAAGCGGTAACGGCGGCAGGTGCGGCCATACTCCTGCACGATGATTTCCAGCACGTTCTGCCGGTCGGGGAAGGCCGTGTCGTCCACCACCACGCCGATGATGTCCCATGCATCATCCGCTGCGGCGGCAGTGCGGATGCCTGCCGAAGCAAGTTCGTCAGGCCCGCCGCCTGCGCTCTCAGGCGCTACCGCGCCTACTGCGTAGCCTGCGGAAGGCGCGCTTGCGGGATGCCGGTCGCTCCATTCTTCCAGCGCCACGCCGCCCAGCTCCAGCCGCTGGAAGATGCGCCCCCACCCGGCCACGCTGCCTGCATCGCGGGCGTTGGCGTAGGCGTGGGCCACCCGCAGGCGGTACAACCGCTCCGGCTCGCCCTTGTAGGTGGTGACGTTGCGCTGCCAGGCCAGCAGATCCAGCACCGTGGGGGTACAGGTAAGCGGGTCCAACTGCCGGGCAGGCAGGGCCGCCCATTCGCCCAGGCGCGAGAACCAGCCGTGGGCGGCGCGGGACAGCTTGGAGCACTCCTCCCCGCCCATCCAGAACGGCAGGCTGGGCTGGTCGAGCTGCGGCAGATCACTCATGCCGCGCCCCCAAGGGATACGGTCAGGCTGCCCAGCACCGGCAGTTGCAGCTGGGCCACGATGTCGGCGCCCACGGCCCCGCCTTCGCCGTCGTGGGTGAACTCCACGCTTTGCAGATCCGGCAGTGCCGCGTGCAACTCCTCCGACAGGCGGCTGAAGCTGAAGCGCGAGAGCGGCAACGTCCTGGTCATGGTGAAATCGGCGTTCTCGCGCCACGCGCAGCGCACGCGGTTCTCCACGGCCTGGCGCAGGGCATCCGCCCGCGCTGCGCTGGCCGTGGCCACCGGGTACACCGTCACGGCCAGCGCCACCGGCATGGCAGCGATGGGCATGCACAGCATGTCGTCGCCGTGGCCGTGGTTGCCGGAGGCCCGGACGTAGGCGTTGATGGTGTCGATGAACTCCTGCGGGGGTATGCCGCTTTCCACCATCACGTGGCAGTTGGCCGTACCCGACCCGCGCGGCCCGTCCTTTTCGAAGTGCAGGTAGTCGGTGCGCACCCCGGCGAACTCCGCAATCAGGGCACGGTACGCAGCGTCATGGTGGTACTGGCCCACGGCGGCGAACTGGTTGCGCGCCCGCAGCCGCAGCGATTCGTCGTCCTCGGTGTCCGCGCCGGGCGAGGTCAGCCAGTCGGCCCCGTTGGTCACGCCCGTGATACCCGGCACCGGCTTGGTGAGGATGGAATAGTAGCCCGGCCCAAGGTTCCATGCGGCCCCGGCCTGTTCGGCCTGCACCGGCACGGTCAGGGTTAGCTGCCCGGCGGGGATCACGGCTTCCGCCACGGTGGCCACGCGGTAGGTCACATCGTTGATGGGGGGCGATTCCACCAGCGTGCCCGCCGGGATGGTGAGGGTGCCGGTTGCCGTGGCCCGCGTGAAGGTGACCGCCCCGGTTGCCGTGGCAGCCGCCTTGCGCCTCACGTCCACGCCCCAGGCGAACACGTCCAGCCAGGCGTCTGCGGCGAACCGCAAAAAGGTGTTGGGCAGCGCGTGCTCCACCAGCAGGCCCACCAGCCATTGCGCCGGGGCCGTGACGATGGCCGAAATCAGCCGCCAGAACGGCGACCACGCGCTGTTGTTGGTAATCTGGCTGCCCTCGGTCGCGTTCAGGGCGTCCCACTGCTGCTGCATCTCGGCCTGCGTTACCGGCATGCCCGCCTCGCGCAGCATGAGGGTGAACAGTTCACGCGCGGCGCTGGTGATGGCCATTGGCCCCTCCCGTTCGCTTTCCCCCTTGACCGCGTGTAACCAAGATGGTTACAGTAACCCCATGATTCGCAGCTTCGCGCACAAGGGCCTTGAAGACCTCTTCTACGACGGCACCACCAAAGGCGTGCAGCAGAAGCATGTGCGCAAGTTGCTCGACGTTCTGGATCTTCTCGACAACGCACGCGAAGTCCGGGACATGAACTTTCCCGGTTCGGGCCTGCACCCGCTCAAGGGGAATCTGGCCGGGCATTGGGCCGTGAAGGTATCCGGCAACTGGCGCCTGACATTCCGCTTCGAAAACGGCGATGCCCATATCGTGGACTATCAGGATTATCACTAGGAGAACCGCCATGCGTACCCGCACCAGAAAGCCCACGCACCCTGGGGGAATCCTGTTCAGGATGCACATGGACCCGCTGGGCATCACCATCACCGAACTGGCGCAGCGGCTGGGCATTTCGCGCAAGGCGCTTTCGGCCATCGTCAACGAGCGCGCGTCCATCACGCCCGACATCGCCCTGCGCCTTTCCCGCGCGCTGGACACCACGCCGGAACTCTGGCTGGGCATGCAGCAGGCGTACACCCTGTGGGAAACCGCCAATACCCGGACGGAATGGCGGGACGTACAGCCCATCAAGGTGGCCAACGCGTAGCCTTCCCCTCCCCTCACCTCACGCCCCCAGTTGCAGCGAAATGCTGCCGTATTTCACGGTGGTGGCCGTAAGCCAGTATTCGCCCAGGGCCGATTCGCGGATGACCGTGGTTCCGGGCACGATGCGCTCGTCGTCGTCCACGGCCATGGTGATGCGCACCAGGTTGGTGCTCCGCGCACGGGCGTCCCGGTTGGCGATGATGTCCACCAGCAGGCCGCTTTCGCGGATCATGTGCTGGATGTCCTGGGCGATGGACGCCCGGCCATCGAGCAGCACGGGCTGCCCCCCGGCGTCGAGCGTCAGATCGTCCCTGGAGATGCGCAGGTCGATGTATTCGGCCATGGTCTACCCCGCCTGAAGGGCCGCCCATTCGTCCAGTTGTCCGGGCGTCATGGGCTGGTCGGCGTTGATGGTCACGCTGCCGATGGTGGTCTGCCGCGTGCGGCCCTTGTTGATCTGGTTGGTGGTGGCTTGCAGCAGCCCCCCGGCAGGTATGGACGGGGTGCGGGCAGCCTCCAGCGAGGAAAGCGGGCCGATAGGTTGCGCCGTGGTCAACGCGGTGGCCGTGCTTTCGATGGCGGCTTGCGGCGCCCCCGTGGCGGCGCTGATGGCTGCCGTGGTGGGCGTGGTGGACAGCCCCAGCTTCTGCTGCAGCCAGTCCCACGTTTCGCCCAGGGCGCGGAACGGGGTCATCACGGCTTCGATGGTCTTCATGAGGGCCTGGCCCCACGCCGTGTCCAGGAACGCGGCTTTCAGATCATCCCACCAGTAGACCAGCGCGCCCACGGCGGCGATCAGCGCCACGATGCCCAACACAATCCACGTCGTGGGGTTGGCCCACAGGGCAGCGTTGAATAGCCAGGTCGCCGCCGTCTGCAAGCCCGTGAGCTTTGTGAGCAGCCCGAACGTGAACGCCACCAGTTTCAGCGGCCCGCCCAGCGCCATCAGCGCAACACGGTTCACTGCCACCACGGCGGTGAAAAGGCCCATCACGGTGGCCAGCGACATGACCATGATGGCCCCGTAGCCCACCCAGCGGGCAAGGTTGGGGGCTAGGTCGATCCAGCGGATGAGGGTTTGCAGCACGGCCACCCCCTTGCCCACGATCTCCTCCAGCGGAGGCAGCAGCTTCTGGCCAAAGCTGCCCGCCAGCACGTTGACCGTGCCGCCCAACCGCCCCCAGATATCGGTCATCTTGGCGGCCATGCTGGTCACATTGTCCATGCCCTTGATGTTGGCGATGTTCGCCATGTTGGCCTTCAGCCCGTCCGTGTCCATCATCAGCTGCTTGATCAGCGACACGGCCTCGTCGGACCCGAACGCCTTCTTCAGCTGGTCGCTTTCGGCCACCGACAGGGTGTCGCCGAACTTGCCCCGGATCTTGTCCAGGATGTCGACCATGCCCAACATGTTGCCCTGGGTGTCTGTGAACTTCAGCCCCAGCTCTTTCTGGGCCGTGCCCACACCGGCAAGGAACGCCTTGTACTTGGTGCCGGATTCGCTGCCGGACATGGTGGCCTGCAGCGTGCCGAGGATGGCCATCTGCTCCGCAGCGCTCCGGCCCGCCGCCGTGGCGTTGGCCCCCAGCGCGGTGAACGCGGAGGACATTTCCGACCCGGACGACTTGAACAGGCCCACGGCGTAGGCCGTCTGCCCGGCGATCTCCTCTACCCAGCGCGACTTGCCCATTCCGTCGGCGGTATTCTTGAAGATCCCGTACATGGTGCCCATGTACGAGGTCATGGTTGCCACGTCGGCCTTGGACGCCTTGGCCAACACGCCGGATGCAGCGGTGAACCGGGCCAGTTCCTTGTCCGTCAGCCCGTCGATGGCCGACTGGATATCGTACCCGGCCCGGATGACCTCTGCGGCGCTGCCGCCGTAGGCCATGGCGAACTTCTGTGCCTCGGCCTGCAGCACGGCCAACCCGGTATCCGACCGGCCAAGGCTGGACACCTCGCCCAGCGCCCGGTTCAGGTCGATGGCCGGGGCCACCATCTGGTGAATGGAATAGCCGGTGGCCACCGCGCCCAACACGCCGTCGCGCGCCTGGCCAAACTGGTGGCTGACGCCGCTGGTTAGCTTGTCCAGCGAAGACCGCAGTTGCCCCAGCTTGCCCGATGCCTGATCCTTCAGCCCGATGGCAAACTCCAACCGCTCCAGCTTGGTGGCCACGCACTACCCCCTATCCGTTGAACGCCTTGGCGATGCCGTTGCACACGGCCACCGTCATCTTTTCCCAATGATCCCGTTCAAGCCACAGCGCCTCGGCCATGGCCTCCGCATCCACGGCGCGACCGGGGAACCACTTGCTGGCCAGCACGACAAGCTGCGCCGCGCCGTTCTCCGCAAGGGCCTCCGCCCGCGCCTCTACTTTCCCACCTCGATCTCGATGTCGGGCGTGTAGTCCTCGAACAGCTTGCTGGCGATCTGCACGGCCATGCCGGGCTGCTGCATCAACTCCTGCAGGGCCGCCTTGCTTTCATCGGTCACGGTGCGCATGCACAGGTTCTGCGCCGGGCCAACCTTGCTGGTAGGCTGCAACTCGTTGATATAGCGATTGTAGACACCAAGGCTCATGTTGAAGGTCAGTTCGCGGCCATTCACGGTCAGCTTAATGGTCTTGTCCACGGTCATCTCCTTGTGTCGGTTGCGATTCACGCCGAGCGCCCAGCAACGCGGCCAGAACGTCGGCAATGCGGGTTTGCAAGGCATCCAGCACGGCCCCGCCCGAATAGGCGGAGACGGATGCACAGGCCACGCGGGCCGTTTCGGGCAACGAGGTCAGGTCCACCAGGATCAGGTTGGTCACCACCCCGGCAAACAGCGCCACCAGGACAGAGCAGAACCACGCCCACAGGCTGCGTTCCCCACACTTGGCAGCGCGGGCCATGCCGCCCGCCACGGACAGCGCAAGCACCAGCCACGTGCTGGCCAGCCACTCCTTGACCTCGGTCATTTGCCCGGCCTCGTGGCGGTATCCGCCGCCCATGCCCGCAATTCGGCCTTGTCGGCATTGCATCGGTTCACGGCCCCTTCCATTTGCTTGGCGAATCCCGACAGGTCACCGTTGGTCACGCCGTTCCACTCCGGTACCGACGTCTCCCGCATCAGCGAGGCCGGGGGCAGCACCCGTTCCGTTACCGGTACGGGCACCCGTTCCACCCTTGCCGAACAGCCGATGCACGGCAGCAGGCACAGGCACAGCATCCCAAGCGCGAGTAGCTTCATCGTTCTGCACCTCTTCCTTGTAGGCGCGCAGGGCCGTCGCCTGTTCCCGTTCCAGAGCCTCCACCTTTCTGTCGCGGCGGATGATGGCATCGTCCCGGACCTTGATGTCGCCGCGCAGCAGCTCAATGGTCTGGACGTTGGCCTGCCTTGCCTCTTCCAGGGTGGCCACCGACCGGCGCTCCGTCTCCAGGTCGCCACGCAGATCCTTGATGGTCTCCGCCTGCCACCACAGGGCCAGGCACAGCACGCCTGCCCCGGCCACAATGGCCAGCAGCCGGTTCACGCCATCCCCTTGGCGCGGCGGATTGCCGCAGCGTAGGTGATCGGGGCGTAGTGGTCCGCCCAACCCTTGCCGTTTTCGTGATCCACGATGGCCCGCATCAGCGGCTCCAGGTTGTCCTTCACGCTGATGCCCGCGCCGGGGGCCACGCCCATGCGTGCCGCCACGTGGGCGATGTAGCCTTCGGTGTCGTTCTCGGTGTCCGGGGCGTACTTGTTCAGGATGCCCCGCACGGTGTTAAGGCCGTCGCGCTCGTACTTCAGCAGCACCTTGGCCAGCGCCCGCAGGCCGTCCTCGCCCCGCACGAAGGTGCAGAAGGCGGAATCGCCCTGCTCGTTCGCCAGCCCTTCCCACGGCGAACCGTGTCGCAGGTTGCCGGGGTTGTTGTTGCGCACGCCACGGGGGGGATTGTTCCGGTCGATCATGCTTCAAGCTCCTTCTGGCAGGTGATGCACAGGCGCACGCCGGGCACCGCCGCGCGCCGGGCCTCTGGTATGGGGTCGCCGCATTCCTCGCAGGTGGCCCTACTGGTGAGGTCGGCCCGCTGCGCGCCGCGCGCGGAGTGCAGGCGGGCAAGCGCCTCCTGCCGCAGAATGCACTCCCGTTCGGCGGCAATGTCCGCTGCGTCGGCCATGCTAGTTCTGCGAACCCATCAGCCCTTCCGTGTCCGCCTTGGACAGGTAGGGCACGCCGTTGATGCGGACGAAATCCGGGCTGGTGACCATGTACTTCAGCTTGGTCAGGTGCTTCTCGCCGCCCTTCTTGTCGATATCCAACAGGTCTTCGATCTTGAACTTGCAGCCGAAGGCCTCCACCTTCATTTCCTCGCCGTCGCCGGTCTTGGCGAAGTAGAGGATGTCGAACAGGGGCAGTTCGCGGTACGACCCGGCGCTTTTCGCCGCCTCGCCCAGCAGGCGCACGCCCAGGGCGTCCAACTCGATCTCGCCGTCGGCCTTCGCGTCGCCGGAAACCCATCCGTTGGGCACGCCGTTGTCCTGGGCCACCTCTGTGCCGTCCTCGATCTTCAGAGATGCCTTGGACACGGTGATGGCCAGCGTGCCGATGGTGATGTCGAAGTTCTTTCCGCTGATGCGCTGCATGTGCTCACCCCCTTTAGGCGTAGTTGGTCAGATCCAGCAGGATGTTGCAGGTAATGGCCTTGGGGCTGTTGTAGGGGCGCACGGCCATCCAGATTTCCACGGCGTACTTGCTGGGCCACGTGATGACGATGTCGCCTTCCTTGGGCGGTTCCACCTCGCCGGGGAACACCTGCCCCAGGATCTGGCGCGACCGGCTCATCTCCCGCAGCGGCTTCATGAAGAACATGGCGGCAGAGGCCATGCTGCCGGGGGTGTTGTTCAGCCGCCGGTCAGCCACGCGGGACACGGCCAGCGGGTAAATGCGGCGCATGGCCTTCTGCACCACCCGCAGGTTTTCGATGGCCTGGTAGTCGCCGCCGGGCACGTCCAGCACGTTGCCGTCGGTCCAGTAAACGCCGGGGTAGTCCGGGTACCACTGCGGGGCGGAGAACCGCGCCGCGTCCAGCGCCGCGATGACGGACAGGTCAAGGATGCGCCCGTTCTTGTCAGCAGGACGGGTGGACCACGCGCCCAGCAGCGGGCCGGTGGCCACGCGCATGGGCGAATCGGCCACGGTGACAGAGCTGTTGCACAGCCGCCCGGCGTAGGTGCCCAGCTCCGGCCCCCAGATGGTGGCCACGGGGTTCACCTGGTCGCAGGCAAGGTTGGTGGTCACGGGGCGGACGGCATCCAGCCAGTCTTCCCACGTCTCGGTGGGCAACGGCCCCCGGCAGCGCGGGATGAAGAACAGCGGGCGCATGTAGCGGGCCATGATGGTTTCGGCCTTGGCCTGCATGGCCTCTATCTCCGTGGGCAGGGTCACGGGATCGGTGATGGCGATGGCCTCCACCGTCACCCGCTCCATGGCAAAATCCACGGCCTCGGCCCACGTGTCCCCTTCAGCCAGCGGGATGGCGCAGCCGTTCCAGTTCTGCCCGGCGTTCAGCCGGGCGGCTGCCACGTGGGCCTTCAGGTCCGAATCGGCGCTGCCGAACACCCCGTCCAGATCCGTCTCGGTGTTCAGGGTGATCAGCTTGCCCTCGTGGGTGCCCGCGCCGCGCCCGACGAACAGGAAGAAGTTTTCCACTTCCTCCAGCGGGCCCTGGATCAGGTTCAGGTTGTTTACCTGCACGCTTCCGAGCATGGATGGTCTCCTATCTGGGCACGCTGCCCAGCACGTTTTTCGCCAGCCGTTCGCACATCTTGTCCGCCTCGGCGGCAGTCACGCCCAGCGCGGCGCGCTCAGGCACGGTATCGCGCCAATCCTGCACCCCCTTGGGCTTGCCGGTGCGCATCAGCCGCAGCACCAGGCCCGCCTGCCCGAGGGTGAAATGCTTCTCCAGCCACATCACCGACACGCGCCGCGTTGCCCTGCCGCCGCCCTTGCCGGGCACCGGCAGGCGAAACCCTTCCCGCAGCAGCGCCTTGGCCTGCCTGCGGGTGCAGCGCGCCTTGTAGTCCGGCACGCCGTAGGCCCGCGCCGCGCGCTGCGGCCCCCAATCCTCGCCCACGCCGTGCTGGTGCCGGTAGGCGATCCGGGCATCGCGCGGGTTCTTCCACGAAACAACTACCCCGCCGTCAGGTCCGCGCGGGATGATGGCCAGCGTCTTGGCCAGCCCGGCGAGCATGGCCCGCTTGTCCCTCTTGTCGCGGCGCGGCGCGAAGGGCGCGCCCTCCACCGTCTCCTGCTTGCGGATGTTGCGCCGCGTCTGCGTGCGCACGTACCCGGCAAGACGGCGGGCATGCTTGCGGCGGTCGCGGATCTCGCCGCCCAGGGCGTCGAGCTGCGTATCCAGCCGGGCCGACCGGCCATGGTCGGGCGAAACGGAAAAACTAACACGCATTGCCGCCCCCGCGCCGTGCGCCGAAGGTGAACTCGTCAGCCGCCACGATCTCCGGCGCGGCCACGCTCCAGCGCCTGCCGTTGAAAGGCACGGGGCCTGCCGGATCTTCCGCCACGGTGATGCGTTCCTCGAACTCCACGGCCAGCTCCACGTCGCAGGTGGTGGCGTCGTTGATGTCCACGTCCAGCTCCGGCTCGGCCAGCCCGTCGCGGTCGCCGTCGTGGTCGGCCAGCCAGCCAAGCACGATGGCCATCAGCGTGGGGCCGTCGCCCGCATAGCGTTCCAGCCGGATCACCGCGTCGTACTTCCACACGCCCACTTCCAGTTGGGCGCGGCCATCGGGCGTTGTGCCCAGGTCGCGCCCGGTGGGCTGCAACTCGCCCTTGTCCGCAAAGGCGTGCATCTGCTCTCGCCGCAGGCCGGTGGTGGTCAGCAGGTGGTCTACAAGGGATGAAATCTTGCGCATGCCCGCCTCACACCAGATCCGCGTCGATGCGCCCGCGCCCGCGCAGATCGGCTATGGCGTCGTGCGCCCAGGCGTAGAAACGGTCGGCCACGTCCGGGCCTTCCTTGGCGTCTTCGCGGGCGGCCTCGCGCCGCTCCACGGTGGCGAACTGGCCCAGCAGCAGCGCCTTGGCGTGGCAGAACACCGCCCGCTTGAAGAGCCGCGTTGCCTCACCGGGCATGCCGTACACGGGCACGGCATCAAGGCTGGCGAACCCCGCCGCCTCCTGCTCCGCGCGCCACGCCTGCAACTGGCGCATGGCCCACAGCCGGGCCAGGCCAAGGTGGTCTTCCACCAGCGCCTCCGCGTATTCGGCGGGCAGCCGGTACACGCGCTGGAACTCGCCCACGGACAGATCCGGGTACCAGCCGTCGCCCGGCAGGGTGACGGTGGAAGTCTGGTCGGTGATGGCGTTGAAGCTCATGGCGTGGCCCGTTCTGTCGTGTTGGGGGCGGGCCCGGGCGTGCGGTCACCGGCACCCTGTGCCGTGCTTCCGCCCGGGCCGCCCCGGCTGGGTGGAGGAGTATCTACCCCGCCCCGTCGCCGCCCGCCGGATCTTCGGGGGCAGCGCCGGGTGCGGGCGCATTGCGTTCTTCAGTGTCGGGCGCAGCCTGCCCGCCATCGCGGGCCAGCCGCTTGCGCACGCCGTCCAGCGCGGTCTTCACCTTGGCGCCCAGATCCAGCGCACGGGCCAGCTCACGCTCCGCCGTGGGCAGGTCGCCGCCCTGCTCGGCCCGCAGGCCGAACAGCCGGTGGAAGCCCGCGCGCACCTTGTCCGGCACCTCGCCGCCGGGCTCCACCAGCGCCTGCGCCTGCGACAGGTACGGCTCGAAGTCGTGCCCGGCGTCGTGCTGGCGCTCAGCCCACG